CGATGGCGCGATGGCGAAAGGCTGAAGCAGAAGGCTATGAGCCGGGGCGCATGTCTGCACTCGGAGTCGACGTGGCCCGAGGTGGTACAGATAAAACAGTTATCGCTCCACGATTCGGCAACTGGTTTGCCGAGATTATCAAGTATCCGGGTAGAGATACACCCGATGGGCCAACAGCGGGGGCCTTCGTGTTACGAGAGCGCAGTAACCGCGCGGACGTTAATGTGGATGTGATTGGCGTAGGGTCTTCGGCATTCGATTGGATGCGAAGCAATGTGGACGAAGACGACGACGGTATCAACGGGATTAACTGGGCAGAGAAAGCCTATGGCTCAGACAAGAATGGCCGCTTTAAGTTTCGCAACAAGAGAGCCGAACACTGGTGGCGCTTCCGTGAAGCCCTTGACCCAAACTCTGGGGCGGATGTAATGCTACCGGATGACCGAGAGCTATACGTAGACCTATGCGCCCCTCGATACAAGATTCAGTTAGGTGGGATTCTGATCGAGAGCAAAGACGAGATACACAAGCGGATTGGACGAAGCCCTGATTGTGGCGATGCCGTTGTCATGGCGGCGGTTGAGAAAGCCGACTATGGGTTTTGACGAGGTAAGAATGAACGCAATACAACGAATTCTTTTCAGGCTATTCGGTGCAAGCACACCAGTAGCACAAGCGCGACCGACCCCCTCTTCCTCGGACGTATGGCTTGACGAAGACGAAAGCCAGTGGGCGGCCAAAGCCTCAAGCTATGGCAGCAATTCAATCAGTTCTTTGTGGCTCTCTGGGACGGATGTGGGCGAACGCCCCTTCACTTACCCAGATAACCCGCTGGGCTGGATGATGGCTGCACGGTATAACGTCTGGGCCGGCAATTGCATCAACGCAAGGGCAAACACAATTGCGTCGGTACCACTGAAGCTCTACCAAAAGAGCGATGACCCAGAGAACGTTGACCCGGAAGAGATTAAAGACCACCCTGTGAGTAGGTTGCTTCAGCGGGTCCACCCCACTGAAGGAATTCGAATGTTCTATCGTCAAGGGGGGCGACAGCTTGGCATTCATGGCGAGTGGTATTTGCTCAAGGTGCGCGGCCTCGATGGGAAGCCAGCAGAATTGCACCGTTTACCCGCTCAATGGGTATTTCCACAGATTGCCAGTGATCAGAAATCGGTCATCGCATATCAGTACCTTGGATCAATGGCCTACTATCCATCAGACATTATCCGGGTCTACTATCCGCGAGAGGACTACCCCATCTATGCTCTGAGTCCGACGCAGACGGCGCTGTTCTCTGCGAACTCTTACAACATGGCCGACATTGAACAGCAGTTCAGAGACAAGCGCGGCGGACAGGGCGGCGGTATTGTGTCGGTGGACGGCTCGAGCGCGAAAGACTGGTCGCGTATCAAAGCCGAATGGGACTCGATGCGAAGTGACCCCCGCAACGCAGGACGTGATGCGTTCTTGCCACCGGGGGCAACTTACATGAGCGGGGCATTGTCAGCGCGTGAACAACAAAAGGAAGAAAGGTCGGGGCGTTTGGCGAAAGAGATTATGGCGGCCTATGCGGTACCGCCCTCGCTTGCGGGTGACTATTCGGATGCCTCTGTACTTGCGAACGCCTCACAACAGAGTACGAACTTTTGGCAAACGTGGGCCATCCCAGAACTCGAATTCATCGCGGAAAATCTAACCATTCAACTGCTTTGGGCAGAGTGGCCGGAAACACGCGACCTCGATTACTTTCTGGGCTTTGACTTGTCCGGTGTCCCAGCCCTTCAGCCCGACCGGCTGCAAGAGGCACAAGTCGAAGAGGTCTACAGCCGCATCGCTGGCCAACGCATTACGGACACGCTGGCCACAATCAACGAAGGGCGAGAATATATCGGCCTCGAGGAAGTGGCCGACGACCGCGCCAATCAGCTTTTTGCCGTCCTGAAGTCTGAGACGACACCCCCGCCAGACGGCCAGAGCGGGTCACAGCAGCCCCCGAATGACGGTGGGCCTAGTGATACTACCGGCGATGGCGCAAACGGCTCTCCCAGCCCTTCTGGTGAAGATATGGGCATGGCTATGGCTGAAGGCGAGGGCGAAATGGACGAGGGCGGCAATGGCACACCACCCCCAGCCAAAGCCCTTCCCCTTGACTATGTAGGACTACCGGCTACCTCGATGGCCGGGGCCATGCTGGGACGGGTAGAAAGGGTGCATCGGTTTGGCAAGTATGGCGGCCACAAGGCGACGAAACGAGATCCCGTTTTCAAGATTAACGGGGCCTACTACCCAGCAGCGGCGGTCATTCTGCAAGTGGAGGGATAAATGCCGGTACAAATGCGCATCTCAGCCGGACGGCTGGAAGAGTTGGGGTCTCGACTGACCAAAGCACAGCAAGCATTGATCGATAAGACCGAGAGTGAGTTAGACGAGTATGGGTCTTTGCTTGTGTTGGCCATCGATAAATACACCCCGAAGAGGGAAGGTAGCACAGCGCAATCGCTGAAGTACATCATCAAGAATCGCGGGACGAAAGACATGGAGCTTCAGATCATCATGGGAGCGTCCAATCGTCCAAAGCAGTTAGTCGAGTGGTTGCGCTTCGGCACTGGTATCTATGGGCCACGAGGAACGCCCATCGTGCCAAAGAAACACAAGTTTCTAAAATTCGATATTGGCGGCGAGACCATCTTTGCCAGATCGGTAAAAGGGATGAAGGGCTTTGACTTTATCCAAGCCGGTTGGGATGAGACGGAGGCTCAACGTCGAAGCATGATCGGTCGCATCGGGCGACTTGCTCTAACGATGTTGGGCGATAGCCGCGAAGAGTGATATAACTTTGTTGGCCCTGTTGGAGCGAGCAGGGTAAGCATTCCTCCTCTTCTCCTCGCGATTGGCCCACTTGCAAGCGGTGGGCCAATCCCTTTTTCCGGCATGTTGCTTGCAGCCGAGAATTGTTGTAGCATCTTGCGCAACTTAACTAACAGCGGGGACGCACTTCTATACAGTGCGTCCCTTTTGTTTTTCCATGACCCAGATTGCCGCTAAATCCCTACCCGCCCCAATGGTCGATGTGTCCGCCCTCGACACTGGCCTTTCGCTCGATATCCTCGGTGTCCCTCATGGTGAAGACCGCCAAAAGCAGGTATTTACTCAGGCGACCGATTTAGGCGATCTGCCTATCGTGCCTCTCGTCTACTTTCACGGCTTTGATGAGCGCCATCAGCGCGTCGTCGAGCGAATCGGCTGGGCAGTTAAAGCGGTGCGTGATGCAGCGGGGCAGTGGTACAAGGGCATTCTGGACAAAGCGAACCCGCTTGCACAAAAGATTTATGCAGATGCGGTCAAGGGCATGGCACGCGCAAGCAGTGATGCCGTCGCCCACTTGGTACGACCAACAGGCATTGTCGGCAAGCCGGGGATAGTCACATCGTGGCCGGTGGCCTTCCTCTCGCTCATGGACTCGACCACGTATGACCGCGCTGTGAACATGAATGCCGTCGCGATTCCCGCGGTCAAAGCGATTTGTGAATCAAAGGGGCCAGTTGGCATCCCTGACTATTCGGGCGAGGTATCCGCCAAAGCTGGGCAAGTCTTTGCGTCGCGCAATCGCGCGCGCATTACAACGTTGAAAGACTTGCATGGGCAACAGGCTTCGATACTTGACGAACTGTTAGGCGAATTTCCCGCCGAACCATCCCCTGAGTTTGCCGCCACATCGGCGGTCTCTTCGTCCGGTGTACCCGCTGCACCGATTCCGATGGTGGCACCAGCCGCCAAGTCATTTATCCAGATTTCGCCAACGCAAGCACTCCCGATTGACAAAGACGATCTCGTCGCGATTGTGAATCGACGTGTCGCATTGGCCCTCAAAACCCGAGGACTTATCTAAGTATGGACATCGATTTGTATCCCCCAGCGGTGAAAGCCGAAGCGCCCGCCGCGCCGACTGTTCCGGCTGTTGCTCCGGTGGCCACGCCTCCGGCTGCCCCGACTCCTGAAATGATTGACGTGAGCGCGATCATCAACAGCGCCGTCGATGCGCAGGTAGCCGCCGTTGCCGCGAAAGCCGCTCCCGTTCCCCCAGCCCCAGCCGCCCCCACTGCTCCGGTTGCACGCACCTTTACCCCTGACGAGGTGACGGCGATGGTCAACAGTGCGGTAGGTGCAGCTGTGAAGGCGACCAGTGATCGGTTTGAACAGCAGTTCATCCAGAATCAACGTCCGCCCCTTCCCGTCGCTCCGGTGAACCCGGGTGCGTCTACGACATACACCCCGCCCACGATCATGCGTCAAGAGATTGAACCGACCCCGTTGTTCTGGGCCGTCAAAGCCTTGTTGGCCACGAACAACAATAAGGCGACCATCAAATTCGATCTCTCGCGCGGAAAGGGTGAGCTCGAATTCGACGGTACTGCCGATGCAATCAAAGCCTTCAAAGCGATGGCTACGACTTCCGGCGGTGCGGTGGGTGAGCACTTCGTCCCCCGCATTCAAACGAATGTCGTGATTGAAGCCCTGTACCAGAAGTCCATCATTCGGGCTTTGCCGGGGCTAACCGTCTACCCGATGCCGGGGCCAATCGCGGACATGCCCACCATCAGCACCTTCACGGCATCGTGGACGGCTGAAAACGCGGCGGCTCAAGCGGCTGGCGATGCGGCTACCGGTCGCAAGACGTTGACCGCAAAGAAGCTAACCTCTCTCGCGACCCTCTCGAATGAGTTGCTCGTCGACACGAATCCGGGTGTGGAGCCCTACATTCGCAACGGTATGGCCGGGGCGATTGGCGTGGCCTTCGACACCGGTGGCATTGTGGGCGACGGCACTGGTAACAACCCGACGGGTCTGACCAGCGAGGCCGGTGTCACCGCGACGGCTGCAAGCACCGACGATTTCTATACCGCTGTCCTGATGGCTGTTGGTCGCATGGCCGGTAACAAGCTGGACACCAACGGGATTGTCGTCATCTGCCGACCTGAGGTGGCCATCAAGACTTTGATTACCCGCCAAGGCACGACCGGCGACTTCCTCAGCGGCGGCGCTCCGATCGGTGCACCGCTCGTCGAAGGCGGCGTGCTTGCCGCGCGGTTGACCCAACGCTTGGGCTACAACAGCTTCTTGACGACCGTTCTTCCGGTGACCACCAACACTTCATCGGTCTTGGTCCTCAAGCCCACCGAGTGGGTCTTGGGCGACCGGCAAGAGCTGGATATCCAAGCCAGCAACATCGCCGGTTCTGCGTTCGCAAACGACCAGACTTTGATTCGTGGCATCTTGCGCGCCGACTTCAAGTTGATGCGCGCGGCGGCCCTCGAAGTCATTACCGCCTTCCCGCACTAATCAGCTTTGACGTGGGCCCACTGGTTTATCTGGTGGGCCAATGTCTGTTATTCAAGTGGAGTTTGTACCTATGTTGAAATATATCGGTGAGGGTGTGAATTACATCCAAGGTGTGCCGAAGCGTGATCTTGGCGACGAAGAGTTGGCCGAGTTGTTGGAGAAAAACCCAGAGGCACACGCAGCGGTGCTACGGTCTGGATTCTGGGAAGAGCCGAAGACAAAGCCCGCCGTCGCAAAACCGAAAGAGGGTGAGCAGAAACCTCCAGCGCCCCTGGCTCAGTAAACCTATGGCAGTTTCGGCACAGTGATTCGTAGAGGGAGGGGCCTCAAAAACCCCTGAATCACTGTGCCGTTTCTGCGTTTTATCCTATGACACCTTACGTATCAATTGACGAATACATCGCGTGGATAGCGCAGAACTCGAATGGCGGTAACAGCATCCCATCTGCTGACAAAGACGAGATGACGGGCTACCTTGAATCCGCTCAAGACTATATCGAAGAGAAAACCGGAAGATGGTTTGAAGGCAGAGCAGGGGTGCGCTACTACGATGGGTCTTCCATCGACAATAGCTATCCCAATCGGCTTTTGCTTGACGCTGATTTGCTCTCGGTAAACACAGTCACAAACGGGGATGGGCAAGCCGTCGGCTCAACCGTGAGGGCGCTATACCCCTACAACGAGATTCCGAAGTGGGGGATTCTGCTGCTCAACAGTTATTGGGTGGGCTCACCGTCGTCTCTCATTGCAGTAGACGGCGTGTGGGGCATGACTCAAACGCCAAGCCCCACATGCAAACGCATGGTAAAGCGGCTGGCGTGGATTATTCAATCGACGCGCACATCGTCGGCATCGTCTCAGACCTTGCCAGATGGAACACGAATATTCGAGACAGCAGTACCGCCGGATATTCGCGATTGGATAACCCGCAACACTCGTCTTCGGGGGTCTTATGACGCTCCATGACGCGATGACTTCGATAGTCAAGATCGCGAGCAAAGCCGTCGGAGCAAAGGTTTGGTTTTTCGGGCGACCCAAAACAAACCCTGCACTGTGGCCAGCCGTTATCGGCATCTATGCCAGCAGCAACCCGACGGCAAACGGGAACTCGACTCGAAGTGGCGCAAGCAAGCTTCAGCGCAATTCTCGGAAGCGTGTTCACACTGGAACTCTGTATGTCCTTGTGAGCGAGGCCGTCCAAGATGGCACCGAGCAAGCAATCCATGAGGCTGCACAACAGATCATGGATGCCTTCGACGCAGACGAGACCCTTCGCGGAATGGGCGATGTAGACCTCGTTTCAAAGTTTTCTTTAGGAACGCTGATCACGTTCAATCTACCAATAGCAGAGAACGGGGCAAATGTGCTTGGCATACAAGCCCCGTTTGAATTTGTTGAGTTGATGACGGGGCCAGCGCCGGACTTATGAGCATGGCAAACGATAAAGTGAAAATCAAGATTCGCGCCCTTCAGCCGATTTCGATTGGCCCCGGCCAAATCTTGCAAGCCGGTGAAGAAGCAGAGATTGAGCGCACCCAAGCCAGCATCGACGTAGCCCTCGCGCAAGGTCTCTACGAATTCACTGAAGACACGGCACAGCCGGAGGTACCTGCTAATGGCTAACTTCGTTGGTAATGCGGTCTCGGTGGAATATGCGCCACTGACTTACCTGACCGCCGGGGCAAGCCTTCCCGTTACGACCTTGAACGTCCGCGATACAACCCTGCTCCCAACCGCTGGGACGGTCACTATCGGGGCCAACACGGTCACATATACAGGCAAGACCGCGACAACCCTAACCGGCTGTAGTGGTGGCTCTGGGGCTGTCGTTGCGGGTGATCGTGTGCTAGGCGCATACATCGCTTTCACGGCTTATCTCAAGAACCCTTCGACGGCTGTGAAGTTTGGGACCGTGGACGTAACCCATCAGAACGACGTTTGGAAGCGCATCCTCCCCGGCATGGGTGAAATGTCGCTGAAGATGTCGATTCTGTTTGAGGATTTGACCTTTACGACCAACCCACAGTACTTCCTCCGAAGTATTCAACGAAAGCTCGTGGCGTGGCGATTGCGCGAACGTGGGGCAGGGACGGGATTCCCTGAAGACAGCTTCGATGCAACTCTTACGTCGATGAGCAATTCATACAACGGGGCGAATGAAGTGGTGGCAGCAGAGATTGAGCTAACCGTAGACGGCGCGCCGAACTACGTGGCACAGGCATAAGACAATGAGTGAACCCTCTCAACTTCCTATCGCTGAAGAGCCTTCAGCCGAATTGACGTTCTACCTCGATGCGCCTCCGCGCACACGCATTCAAGCCGGGGGCGCTTGGGGTAAAAAGTATTGGTTTGATTTGCACCACGCCGACGCACTCGACTTCGAGACGGTATTGGCGCTCGTCGATATGCGAAACGATGGCGGGGCCGACAATGCGTTTCGGCTGGCCTCTGCTTTGATTGCCGATTGGAATTTCACGAATCTAGACGGCACAGTGGCAAAGGTCACATTTGAATCGGTGAAGCGTTTGCCAATCGTTGCACTTGGGCCAGTGCTGACGTACCTTGCCAGCATCAAAGATAGTTTTTTAGATTTGGGGTCTCTGATCGAGAGTCTACCCAAATAACAAAGCTGCTCAGCAAGATCACGACAGAATACCCCGACGACCTGCTTATCGCTGTCATGGTGGATCGATGGGGAATTGGCGCTCTCGATCTGCTCAAGAAGCCGGGCCGGATGGTGCTACGCCTATGGGCGCTGCAATGTGAAATCGACCGGATAAGGAGCGAGAAAAAGTGAGTGACCAGTTTCAAGCCGATATCATCCTCAACGGCGTGAACAACGCCTCAGAAGCCTTCGACGAGGTACAGTCTTCCGGCGGCAAGCTGAAAGACTTCCTCGGCGGTCTCGGCTCTGGGGCGATGGCCGAATTGAAAGAGCAAGCCGGAAGCCTCGCCTCTGAGGGCTTTGGCAAACTAAAGGACGGGATTGGTAATCTCGTCTCCGGTGCAATCACAGGTCTCCCCGGCCTATTGAAAGAGTCCATTGACAAGACCGCAGCTTGGGCGGAGCGCCTTGACGGACTCGGTGATGTGCTAGGTACTACCGGCGAAGAAAGCGCAGGTCTCATCGTGGCTATTCAAGGCGTGGGCGGCAATGCTGAAGCCATGTCCGGCCAGATGGTCAAACTCGTGAAGGGCTTGACTAACGCGAAGGGAGAGCTGGGGCCGACCGGCAAAATATTGGACGAGATGGGCGTTTCGTTCAAGGATGCCAACGGCAATATGCTTTCATCTGCCCAAATCCTGCAGAACGTGGCCAACGTCGTCGGCACAATGCCCGACGGGTTAGAGAAAACAACCCTGATGACCCAGCTATTCGGTAAGTCGGGTAAGGACTTATCGGATGTGATGGGCGCTCTTGCCAACGACGGGCTAACCAAAGCGCAAGAGAAAGCGAAGGGTATGGGATTGGCACTCTCCGACGATGTAATCAATTCGTCGATTCAGTCGGGCCGCGCCATGAATCAATTGCAGCTAAGCCTTCAGGGTGTCGTCACCAGTATTGGCGGTGCGCTCGTCCCAGCATTGGCGCCACTGTTGACGGCGCTTGCAGGGCTAACGGGGCAGATCATTGGGGCGCTCATGCCAGCCGTTCAGCCATTAGTCGCGCTGCTTGGCCAACTGAT